TTCTTTACCCTTTCTTGCTGCTTCAACTTCCCCAAGGCTATCATCGAAGGATGTGCCGATCTTTTTGTCTCCTGCTCCATATAAAAATGCGTAGGTAAGTGTTTTAACTTCTCTTCTACTAATTCCAATCTTATCTGCGTTTTCTTGGTGGATGTCGCCATTAAGTAAGATATCCGCGTACTTACCGCCGTCGTAACGAGCGAGATAATGAGCGAGCATCCTAAGTTCAATGCCCGAAAGATCAGCCCCCACCATATGAAACCCTGGCGTAGGTGAGAACAAACGGCGGAACCTTTCATCGCTTGGTACCTGTGCTAAGTTTGGATTTCTATGACTACATCTATGTGTAGCACACCCTACAGAGCAATGATGATGAATACGTTTAGCATTCGTACATAGCTTGAGCCATGCGTTCACGCCTTCTGAGATCATTCCAAGCTTCTTTGTCAGATCCAAAAGTTTCAGACATTGCATCGAGAAGGGACTGTTTATCTCTTTCAGAATAATCTCGTCGATAATCGGTTTCCCTGTGGGAGTTTTCTGCGACTCCTTTGGTTTCCAGTCGAAATGCGTCTGGAGTATCCATGCTATTTGGTCTCGTGATGTAGGGTTAAATTCTTTTAGTCTTTGAAGCTGCGCTCCATCAACATATCCTTGTGTCCTGTTATCTCGTTTAGGAGTGAACAACGCTCCTGCAACGAAAGGGTATTGTTCTCGAAGTACTCTAGTAGTTTCCTCCAGCTCTCTTCTGAGAGTCGATTCAAGTTCTTGAGCTCCTTGTTCATCAAAGTACCATCCATAAAACTCCTGTTGTGTTAGTATCTGTGCTACCTGGTGTTCGAGCGCAACCCACTCAGGTAAGGGTGAAAATGGTCGCATAATTTTCTAGTGACAATAACGTCTTGTATACAGTAATCTTCTAATTCTTGACTCCATTCCTTCCAATCAGTAGTCTTACCGTAGTCACCTTTATATTCTCCAAGTCTGTAACCATACGATTCAAGTGAATGACGTCCGTATAATTGAAGGGGCATGTGCTTCCAGTTCTTCTCTTTATCTAATGACATAAGTCGTGGATGATAGAGGCGACTAAGGAGCAAGGTATCAATAACAGTACCAACGGGGTCAAAGAAGGGATAAAGCTTACGGATAACTGGTATATCATAACCAATAATATTATGGCCGATAATAACCTTAGCTTGTTCGATGTACTGTATTGCTCGAACAATAGGAGACGACATACCTTTACCGGCTGAAGAAGGGTTTTTCCAATCGCATTCATCGTTAAATGACTCAACCTCATCAAGCTCAGGATTATAGAATGCAATACAGTGGATTTGGGTAACATCATGGTAGAGTCCGTTAGCTTCTAAATCAAAAATTAAATAATCATCGACCGTTCCATCTGAACGTTTTGTCTTTATATTTGGCTTGTTCAACTGCTTCAGGTGTAGGTGGGTTAGGTTTGTTAAGTCTACTTACATATTCATCCCATGGGTGTACATATTCAGAAGTCTGTGGATGGGTTGAATTTGGATTCAGCTTCATGTTCAATAAATCTACAAGTGTTTAAATCATATTCTAATTGGCATGCGACACCAACTTCGCCAGAATAGCGATTCTTAAGGACTCGGACTGTCGTAAGGCCTCGTTCAGAATCGGTCTGCTGATCTCGTTCGAGTGCGACCACGCTATCACTAAGCTGCGCAATCGCCGCAGATCCTCTGAGCTGTCCAAGTGTGACTCGAGCTCCTTCTTCATGGTTTGTGTCACTGTTTGTTCTCCTTAGATGAGACACGAGAAATAGTGTAATTCCAGTTCGTTCAACTAACGACCTAAGTTTAGTCATTGTGACGTCAATCATTCTACGCTCATCACCATCTAAACCACTAAGTAATATACTCAAGTGATCTAAGAATACAACACGACACTCCAATCCGGTTGCCATGTATTCGATTCTATTATAGATAAGGTCAGGATCGTAGCTTCCAAAGCCATCAAAACAAAAAAGATTCCAATCGGCAATAGAACATCTAAAGGCGGCGGTGAGTTCTTCTTCACTGTGTTCTCCTAAATGTAATGGTTTACCCACTACAACGGACATTAATCCAAGTGCTGTTCTCCTATTGCTTGCTTCAAGCTCCAGTATCCCAACGTGTTCACCTTTGTCGCATAATTTAGCCGCAAGTTCCCGACAGAATGATGTTTTTCCTGTACCAGAGCCCGCAGTAATTGTGACAAGCTCTCCATACCGTATCCCGTGTAGCTTCTCTTGTAATCCTCTGAAGTGGTACTCATGTTCGCATGGTTGTTGTGGTGTAGTTACTAGTTTTAATAGTGATTTCCCATCAATTATACCATCAGGACGGTACGGCTTGGCGTTCCAGATAGCTTGCCTAACAAGTTCCGCTTGGTTGTCTATTAGAGCTTCTGAGGCATCTTTATAGGCATCTAACCTTGCGACTTTAACTTTCCCCGGCGGTAATACCGAGCAAGCCTCATCTGTTGCCTTACGGCCAGCGGCGTCACTATCAAAGAATAGAACAATTTCATCATACCCTTGGAAGAGTGGGATTTGTTTCTGGATATCCTTCTTTGCTGACGCAGCGCCATGCGGTAGGGAGACCATCGGCCATCCAGGCATAGCCTCGTAACAGCTTGCAGCATCTAATTCACCCTCAGTAACGACAATACGACGCCCAGAGTTAGGAAACAAATGCTGACCGAATAGAGTATCAGTGGAAACTCCTTCATAGGTGAATACCTTCTTTTTGGTTTTTAGTTTGTTACCGACAAGAACTCCATCGCTTGTAAAATATGGGAAGCGTAAAGTATCTCCGTCTCTAAAGATTTTGTAAAATTGACAGGTTTTTTCAGATATGTTCCTCTTCTGCAGCCGCTCGGCTGAGCCTTTAAGGTGGACATTTTTAGACATTTGATGAGTGTGATTAAAGTCTGAATTACCAGCTTTACGTGTTTGACAAACGAAACAGAAAGTGTGACCGTCAGAGTATACAGAATTTGCATCTGATGATCCACAGTTTTCGCAAGGCAGATGCATTACGAATTCAGATTCCATAATTATATAAAACCAACTCGTCTCTTTTCTTTTGATCCTTAAGATAAGAACCTCTAGATCTCATTGTATATGTTAAGGGATAAGTATCGACAGACCATTTACTGTTGAATCTATCCTTAATTATAGAGGAATTATTGTAAGAAATTAATTGGTGACCTGTATAATAAGAACAGTTTTCAGAAAATACATCATGATTAAATGCTTTATGCATTGAACCTTTCTTACCGTATAGATTAGACCCAATCTCATAAGGAGGATCTAAATAAGTAAATACACCAAGATCATTTGTTAATAATTTTTCGTAAGAATGATTGGTTATCTTCCAGTTTTTTATAATCTTCTGATAAGCAGGTAGTTTACTAATACCTAGCATAGAAAAATTAGATACACTAGCTTGCTTAGAAAATGAAGAGGATTCAGATAAACCAGAGAAAGAACACTTATTGATTATATAGAATCGAATAGCGTCCAGTAATTCTCTACCATCGGTACCTATATGCTCCTTAGAGTGGAGAAACAAACGCTTAGCACTCTCTGGTATAGGATGTGCTGTTTTCAACGCTTCTAGAGAGTTTGTGAGTTCATCTCCCCTCTCTTGTAATTGTTTCCAAAAATTATATACTGGATAGTATAGGTCATTAACCCATACTTTTAAATGAGGATAATGTTTTGTTATGTCAATTGACATGGACCCTCCACCTAAGAAGGGTTCACGCCATTCGGTGTATCCGTTAAGATCAGGTAGGAAATGGTTAAGCTTTTTCAATGCTCTAGATTTCCCACCTGGATAACGCAGTGGTGTCTTCATCTCTCAATTAACCAATCGAGTGGAATGTTTTGGAATGAAGACCACGGTATATCGTGGCGTTCACACCATTGGGCGTATGTAGTTTTTGATCGTTTACTTATGGTGTTAAAGGGTGATTGAAAGACCATACGCAGATCTATATCTGGATTCTGTTCTTTAACACTTTTTATTTTTCTTCTATCTTCGCCATCCC